TATCCATTGCTAACTTAATTGCTGCCATCTGTCCGGGATGTTCATCATCCAAAGCTATCTGAATCATCTTATCAAGGATTCTAGTACCACCTGTGGCTAATAGTCTTTCCTTGAACTCTTGAAGTCTACCTGCATCACCTACAGGTCTACCTACCTTATTCTTAGTTCTGTTCTTAACTGCTTGAAGGTCAGTCTTTGGAGGTCTACCCTTACCACGCAGTTTGGGAGACATAACCATTGAGACACTATCATCTTGCTTTACGCCTGTAGGCTTTGTTTCCATTTGTCTTTGTCCTTTATAGTAAGTGCTTTAGCACAAGGAGACATTCTAAGTATAGTACTATAAAGTACCTAAGACATTATATTTAAGTTATAAGACATAATATAAATATACTTACTAAGTTAATTAATATTAATTTACTTATAATATTTAATTTAAGTGGTATTTAACTACTATGTTCCCCTACTAGGGTGTACATATCAGGCTACTTAGTCTCAACTTAGAAGTGGGGTCAGGCTTCTCAGTAAACTCAATTATATCCTATGAAGAATATTGTATCATACTTTTGTCTATTTGTCAAGCTTTTATTGTCATGTACACATATATTTTTACATTTATGTGATTGTAGTCACATATATGTTCACTTTAACGCTACGCTGAAGTTCCCTTACAAAGTGTCTGTACTTACACACAAGTACCTACATTTTAGATACTTTGTAGTCTACACTACTTTTACTTTATAAATCAAGTACTTATGGTTACTTCATCTGTCCCTAATTAGTCCTTTTTAGTTTTACTTTTTTGTGGACTTCAGAGGCTCCTACAACAATCTCCATAGTTACAATGACCCTCCCCCCCTATGAAGTTAGTTAGTGCTCACTTTGTAGATGCTCTGAAGTTAGTAAGCACTCACTTCGCAGTAGTCTAGTCCTTTAACGTCTAGTTAGTCAACTAGAGGTAGCGTGAGGGACTATGTAGCACCCTTTGAAGTACCTTTGAAGTATCACCAACATGGTGCATTTAAGGGTATCAGTGCATCATTATAGTGCACATTATCACCAATACAGTGCACCCTGTGGATAACTCTGAGAATTGTGGATAACTATTTAGCCTGTGGATAACTACACAGTCACACTCTAGAAGTGCTTGTGGATAACCTGTTAGTCAAGGGTAAACTGCAAAGCTGGCACAGTGCTTGCATGGTGTATTGTGTCCTCAACTTTATTCCAAGGGTTATTATGATCTGTCTAAATACTAATACTGACACACGTTATACGTTCGTCGTGGGCGTTTCTAAAGGTGGTGTAATTAGCACCATAGAAGTGTCAGCGAACACACGTGCTCAGGCTTCTAAAATTGCACGTGAAGCGGGCTATACAGTACGTGATATGTACATCGGTTAAACAAACAAACACACACAACAAAGGAACCACTATGAAAACTTTAAAGCCAATCAATGACTTTGCTAAAGAAATGCTTATTGAGCACGGTCCAACTCATGCGTTTAGTCATGTTGAAAAAAAGTTCAATGACTATGTCAAGATCCAAGACGATCAAATGGCTGACTACTACTGTCTAGTCTTAGAAAATTTGTATGAACGTGCTAAAAAGTGGGGTAAATAATTATGAAACAAGTCAACATCTTCTTCGCACACACCACAGGCCGTAACTGGACTAATAAGGACATTGCGAAGTTCCACTACTTCAACCAAGGCTACGGCCTCAACGCTCAGAAGCGGACTGTAGACTTAGAGATTGACAAGTTAGTAGAAGAAGGCCTGTGCAAGTCAGGTGCAATCATAGCTTACGGAGGCCTCAACTACTTCTACACTGACATTCTCCGTGGTTTAGCCACCAAGAAGCGTGTCGATGGCATTGAGCTTCGTGTGTGCTTAGAAGGCCTCAAAAGAGATATTGAAAAAGCTCAAGCATTTATCACTGAAATTCGCAGCACTCAAAAGGAGACAGTATGAGATCACATCACTGGGTTGAACTGAATAACAAGAGCTACTCTGTCACAATTCGTGACGATGGCAATGTCACAATCAGCATCGAGTGGTTTATCCCTCACCCACGTGAGGCCTACATGGTAAGTCCCACAATGATTCACAGGTATGCTTCAATCAGTCCTTCAGGTGCACTAGGTAAAAAGATTTTGAAACAACTACCAAAGGAAACAACAACATGAAACAACAACTCATTCACATTACATATAAAGATCAATACGGGATTCACTCATACTCACTAGAAGGCTTTGTCGATGGAGATTATGTAGGCTTTGCCAGTGCCTCTAAAGACAGGGTACAACATGAGCTTGCATGGTACACTGACAACTTCGATGGCTTACCTGTATCATTCACCACAATCACAGAGGAACTAAAATGAACAAAGAATTGTTTTATGACGTACTAACTTCAGTCTGTATTGGTTTGCTATTGGCTTTGGGTGCTTTAGCATATTTTGACATTTTAACTAAGTAAGGAAAATATCATGCGTAAAATTGAACAACAAATCTGGGATGCTATCAAGGCTAAAAAGTCAGTGACTTTAAACAACTCACGGGTTGAATATTTGCCTGAGATTGACACACCTACACATGGTCGCATTGAGTATGTCAAGATATATCTACATGAGCACCATATAGCCAGTTACAGTTACTCTCACGATAGGGTTGACTATAACCCTGTCACTTTAGCTTTATGGCCTACAAAGACCACTAAAAGCAGACTTCGTGCCTTAGGTGTACGTGTCTACACAAAAAAGGGTGCAACCTATGTTGGCGATAAATTGATTGTCTCCTAAGTGACAGTTCAGATTGTGACAGTGTGACAGACTGTCATTGTCTGCAATGTTGCAGTGACAGGCTACGGCCTAACTTTGAAAGTTGAACTATGACTGATACTAAATACAATGGCTGGACGAACTACGCTACATGGCGGGTCAATCTAGAAGTCTTTGATGGCTTTGACCCATTCGATAACTTCTCAGACGATCAAGCAAACATGATGGAATGGTTGCCCGATACTCTGAAGGAATACGCTGAAGAGATCATTGAGCAGACAAGCTCTGAGGGCTTAGCGAGAGACTATGCACGTGCTTTCCTGTCAGACGTTAACTGGTTCGAGATCGCTGAGCATATGTTTTTAGATTATGCTGATGAAGAGGACATTAAAGCCTACAAAGAGGGAGAAACAGCATGAGACAGCTTGACATTGAAGTGAACAAGCACAGGTTAGAATTAATTGTTGACTTAGAACGTGAGCATTGGTACGTCTTGTTTCCTAAGTACGGACAATATGCCAGTGGTGACATTGGACATGGAAGCTTTGAAAGAAACCATAATTTTATTGTCATTGGTTCAAGGGATTATGAGCTAGTGTTTGACTGTGACGATGACGGGAAACGATGGGAGAGTGTGTCTATATTTGACGTTAAAAAACAGGCTTATTTGCCTACATCATGGGAATTTTAAAATGAATACTAAACTACTAAAACACTCACGTGAGCTATTCAAGTCTTATGACGTGCCTGAACACGTGCGACGAAGTTATAGGCTTAAATGGGTAAGATCAATCAGAAACCTAGGTAACAAATGGCTATTTGCTCAACACGTACAACGTAAGGACACACAAACATGACTATCGACACAATAACCTTTCACTTTGTAGGTCAATTAGAAGACTCAGGGGCTATTGTCACTGTTCAATGTCAGATTGACGAAGATGGAGATTGCAGGGACTTAGATTCTGCAATGTATCAGGGCATCAATGTACTTGATGTGATCTCACACGATCAATGGGAGAACCTTAAATGGGAGGCATCAAAGAAATATAAACTGGAGCACAATGAACAGTTGACCATTGCTCACGATCAAGAGTGTGCTTTGGAGGCCGTCTATGGCCTCTCTAAGCCTTCATTGACTATTAGGTAAGGATATTAATACCATGTACTACACAAAAGGCTCTGTTGTGGGTCACTCAGACGAATCTAAGACTGAGGTTATTAGGTTTGAATTTAACTGTTTAATGACTGACGATGACTTAGAAAAGGTGTTACAGTCAGTTAGGGATCAATTCAACAGTATTGGTGAACCTTTACACTTTAAATTAACCCTTGAAAGCGAGGACTTTTAAATGATCTCAGATGTTGACTTAAAAGACTGGATAAAGGAACCAAAGAAAATGAATGAATATTGCTTTAAAGTAAGTGAGACAATGGAAGTATGGGTCTATGCCAGCAATGAGGAAGAAGCTGAAAGCATGGTCTATGAGCAGCTTGGGTATGACCCTGAAGAGATGGACTTGATTGAAGTCAGGGAGGATGTATGAAATGTCTCTGTTGTGATAGGATTCTAACGGATTACGAATCAACACGTAAACACGCAGTGACTGGAAGCTTCATTGACCTATGTCAGCAATGCTTTAAGACTGTACAGGCTGACTCACACCTACCAACAAAGGACAGGAAAGACCTTATATCCTCGGATGACATTGATGACAGTGCTGAGGCTGAGGAACAGGATGACTGTCACGTTAGCGACACCAACACTGAAGGAGATCATTGACAAACTGTACTAAGTGTGCTACCCTAACTTTAAAGATACTACAAAGTATCTAGGATGATTCATAGAAGTTAAATACACTATATAAGTATTATTTAAGTAATATACTTATAAGTCTTTAAAGTGCCGTAGGCACGTAAGTGTGAAAGTTGGACAATAAACCCATTGAAAGGATAATTTTATGTCTATTGAAATGATGAATGATGATGATGTTGACATGGACTTGGTACAGTATGAATGCTGGTATTGGTCTGTCATTGATAGCATGGCTGAATTAGTTATGAACAATGGTCGTGATAAAGTTATGTCTCATGTTGCTGAGGCAGTCTTGAACAAGGCTCATAGTGGTCACGTAGGAGCTCAGGAAGACCCCTTCGCATGGTAATGGCTCTATTTGTCGTTATCGTAACTTTAATTAAACTTGTACTATCAAAATGACTATTGATGAGAATAAACCTTGGCCTTTCCCATCACACTTTGGTGACACTGCTGAAGATGATAAGTTAAAGGCTGATTGTCTAGCCTTACTGCAGGACTTCACTGCCTTTCAGCTCAGGGGTGAAATCTACTATGGCTACCTCGATGTGAAGGCATTGAAGGTCATAGAAGAACTACGTAAGGACAGAGATAGTGAAACTAAATCTAGTACGTAAACCTAAGCCAGAGTCTAAACTCATTAAGCATATTGCCTGTGATGCGTGTGGTAGTTCAGACGCTAATGGGTTGTATGATGACAATCACACCTACTGCTTTTCATGCAACACTTACTACAATGAGTCAGATGCTGATGAACTGTCAGTCATGCGAGATGCAGTAGCACCTAGAGTGGCTTCGCCACAAAGAAAGACCCCGATGCTAGACATCAAAGGAACGATTAAAGCAATACCTGACAGAGGTATTACCCAGCAAACCTGTGAGAAATATGGAGTTACACAAGAGAATGGACAACACTTTTATCCTTACACTGACGATGCCGGAACACCTGTTGCAGCAAAACTTAGACGAGTGGCAGACAAAACTTTCAGCATTCTTGGAACATTCACGAATGCTAGGCTTTTCGGACAGCAGCTCTTTCACGCTGGTGGCAAAGCAGTCACCATCACTGAAGGAGAGCTTGACGCTCTAGCAGCTTTTCAGATGAATGGTAGCCTCTACCCTGTGGTGTCAGTCAGGAACGGTGCACAGGCAGCTTTAAAGGACTGCAAGGCACAGTATGAATGGCTTAACTCCTTTGACAGTATCGTGATCTGCTTTGATGCTGATGAGCCGGGTAAGAAGGCTTCTAAAGAAGTAGCTGAATTGTTCGGTCAGAAGGCTAAGATTGTGAAGCACTTGAGTGGCTACAAAGATGCTTGTGACTACCTCATTGCAGGAGCTACCAAAGAGTTTGTGAATGAGTGGTGGAGAGCTGAGGTGTACATCCCAGATGGCATCATCAATGCTGCATCACTGTGGGAAGAGGTGATTAAACCTGAGGCTAAGGCTGAGGCTATGTACCCTTGGAAGGGCTTAAACAAGCTCCTCTATGGTATGAGGCCATCGGAGTTAATCACAGTCACTGCAGGTAGTGGACTAGGTAAGAGTCAATTCCTGCGAGAGATATTGTTCAATATACTGAACACTACCAAGTGGAATGTCGGAGGATTATTCCTTGAAGAGTCCACTCGTAAGACAGCTAGAAGTATCATGAGCTTACACGCTAACAAGCTTCTGCACTTGCCTGACACACCTACAACTGAGAAGGAACTTAAAGATGCTTTCGATGCAACACTTGGTACTAATCGTGTGTATCTCTTTGACCATTTCGGTAGCAGTGACGTTGACAATATTGCCAACAGAATCCGATACATGGCTAAAGCTTGTGATTGCAGGGTTATATTCTTGGATCATATTTCCATTGTTATATCTGGTCAAGACAATGGAGATGAGCGTAAGGCTATTGATAACATGATGACGAAGCTCAGGACATTGGTGCAGGAACTTGAGATTACCTTGATCTGTGTAAGTCACC